TACATGAAAACCAGCTTACTGGTAAAGTTATGTATCAAAAATATGAAAAAAGGAAGCCGATGAAAATAATTGCAGAATTAACCGGCGTAAATAGAGATACCTGTTATGAATTTCGTAAGGAGTTTCTCCGAGATGCTGTTGGTTTGGCATTGAAAAAAGGTTTGATAAAATAAAAAAGTTTCCGACATATTACCTGTTTTAATGAGTTAAAATAGTATTATAAGTAAGTAGGCTTACAACAAGCTTGGGTTTGAGAGTAGTGTAATCTTCAATGGTACTCAAACGCGGCTTGCAGCAGTCGCACTGATAGTGTATAAAATGTCGCAAGGAAACCCAGTAACGGGATGCTTGCAAAGGTGAAACGTTCAAGCTTAGCGTTTGGACACTGCCCTGCCGTTGGGGTAATACAGCGGCTTATTTAATTACCATTTAATCTACATAAATAATCCGGCATTAAAAAACCGATAAAACACGGTGATATATATCAAAATTTAGTATATAGAATAAGAGGTGCGATGATGAACGATATTTGTATGGAAACTCCGAATTGTGATTGGGATGTAAAATGTGATGTAAAAAAGGGTTCGCTGGAAAACCAAATAGAAAATATTGAACGTCTTACAAGGATATTAAATTCAAGTGTTGAGAATACACAGTTGTTCATATTGGGCGATCCTAATAGTGGTGGTACTGTCTGTAAAGAAGCTGGTCTCGCTCCAAACGGACTAGAGAGAAGATTAAAGGATATTACTTCTAAATTAGACGAAATCGTATCAAAGAGCAATATAGTTAATAACACTTTAAGAGAAAAGTTAGGAACAATGACTATCGAATAACTTAATATAAAGGCACTTAACTTCGGTTAGGTGCTTTTTTATTTGCAAAGGTGGTGGGATAAATGGCAAGAGGAAGACCTAAGAAGTTTGATAACGTAACTGAAATGCAGAGAAAGATAGACGCATATTTTGAAAGCAGAGACAAAGCCGATCTTGGATACACTATTACTGGGTTAGCATT